CAGCGCGTGAGTTTTCCCGTAGAAGCTCGCCGAGCCTGTAATCCGGCCTTTCTGCGGGATGCTGATTGCAAGGCTCCGGATAGACATTCCGACAGCGCTTTCAAACTCGCTGATGTTCGTGTACTCGTCCTCAATGCTGAAACCTTTGAGGGTCGAGCCGTTGCGAATGTAGTCGCCCTCGATCGTCACTGAATCACCCGCTGATTCTGCGGTGAGGTCCAGCCATCCGCTTGAAAGAGTCGCTTTATTCGCAGTCAGGGCCGTCACCTTTGCAAGGCCGCTGTTTGCGCTTTCGGTTGCGCCCGAAACCTTGATGATCATACCAATCGTCATGCTGTTGCTGATGAAATTAGTTGATGTGGACGAAAGCGCGTTGTCAGTAGCATTAAAGGCTATGTCTGTATCAGTGATGCTCACAGAAGTCCAGGAAGATGCGCCCAGGGCGTTCTGGAATATATCCGCCATGCAATCGCAGAAGCGGACATTAAAGCGCATATCGCCCTCGGCATGCTGTGCAACTATCTGGTGATCCTGCTCCATGCCACTTGACTGAATCTCGTCATCCTCCGCAATATCAAAAACAGGCCTGATCTTTGCGCTTGTGACTTTGAACAGTTCAAGCGCTGAACTGGGGGTTGTCCCCCAGGTGTCCTCTACAAGTAGCTTTATGTCCCGCTCGTGTCCAAGGTTTATAGACATTTCTTTACCCTCCCGGTTTTTTTGTCTTATCCATATCTCTGAAACGGAAAGCTGATGTTTGTTTTCAGCCATCCTTTTTCTGTTTTCAAAGGACCTACAGGCCCGTCATAGTCGTCAAAGTGATTTCCTGAAACAACCTGGTTCTCGAAAATCCCCACAATCGCATCAAGGTAGTCGTTTATTGGTTTTGCCCCTTTGAAATCTTCGGGATAGTGCAAGTTGATATCAACAAAGCCTGTGTGCAGCTTGTTGTCATTGCTCCCTAGTTCAACACGCCGCCCGCTTGCGTTTACAATCGCAAACTCAACCCACACCGAGTTACTTGGTTTATCAAAGTCCTCGTTTATAAAGGAAATGATCCCCGCCGAATACCCGGCTGTGACCCAGCTGTCCTTGAAATGCTTTTGCAGGTTGATTTCAGCCTGTGTGTAGGTGCTCATATCCCGAATTTCCCCTTGATCTCAGCTATTGCGACCCGAACCATACCTTTTGGAGCTTTCACCCTGGAATGACCGTATTCGATCGCGTGTGCATACGGCAGGTTGTTGTACAGGTAAGCGCAATGCGGCATCTCTTTGAGGTCCCTGAGCTCGCCCATTTTCCGTTTGATCGCGTTAAAAGCGGCTTGTTTGCTTGCCTCTCCCCGCACCGACCTTTTCTGAGGGATATACCCGCCCGGCTGGTTGAACTCTACAGACCAGGCCCTGGCCAGACGTCCAGTATCAACAGGCGTACCCTCGATGATCGCCCAGGCCAGGTCGAGCACAAACAGCTTGAAGTTTTTAACCGTCTGCTGTTTCGCTTCGGTAAAGAACCGGTCTATGCCCAGTTCAAAGGCGTCCTGTGCCGCTGCGTTTGTGCTCATATCACCGCCTCACCTGCAGTTCGTAGTAGGCGTTATCCTCGCCTGATACGCCGGTTTTCACGTTTTCAATGTTCCAGACAACTGAGTCGATTGTAATTGTGTAGAGCTTCGCACTTGTAGCCAGGTCGGTCGGAAGATCCTGCGCGTAGGTAAGAATCTTCTTATCACCGAACTTGACTGTTTTCCCGTCAATCTCGCGGGCAGAGTATTCCATTTCCATACCCTTGATGGAATACGTCACGGCGGACCCGGACGCAATTACGCCGGTGTCCCAGTTCTTTGCTCCCCTGGTCGTCTGAGTCAGGGTCATAGATTTGCCGAATTCCTGCAGCAAATCGTATGCAAGCGGGACAAATATATTGTCAAGTTCAGTGCTCAAAACGCTTTAACCTCTGCACAGTTCACCGGAGCCGGACTCGCGGATTAGGCCCTTGAGTATGCGCAAAACAAAGGGGTACTGCTTGTTCAAGGACACATACGGGTCGTACTCAACCTCCATTGGCCCCATTTTCACCCTGTTTTTCTGACGCTCCTGGTCAGCCTCAACCTCGGTGCTGCGTATGCGGCAAGCAAGCTCCGCCGTGGCGTCCTTCACCTGCTGCGGCACAACATCAGAGTCGATCATAAAACCGTTCCGGTCATACGCTCCGTATGCAGGGAAGAACAGCGCCTGTGTGTCGCTGATCGGGCAGCCATTCTCAAAATTCAAAGAATTGATCCAGGTTGTAGCCTCAATCAAAAGCGGCTGCTTATCTTCGTCCTCAAGCGCGTCCCAGTTTGACGCACTTCGCCGGTCTGCGTGGTAGGCGTCTGCATCAGCCAAGCTGATAAAACTGTTAGCGTCACTTTTTCCGGTGCCGTCTTCCGCTACAAAGCTCATGCTTTATTCCTCGTTTTCCGGTTCCTCGTCCTGCTTCTCCGAACCCTTTTCCAGTATCTTCGCTTTGAGTTCTTCCACCGTGCCCTCGGCAGGGATCTGCATGCGCTTCGCAAGCTCGATCAGGTCCTTTTTGTTCATACGCTTAACGCGCTTTTCAAACTCGTCCTGTTCCAGTTTCTTCTTTGCCGCACTGGATAATTCGATCCGTTCCCCTGCGACCGGAGCCCTGGGTGTGCTGGTGTCGAGCTCATAGCCCAGAGAAGCAAGCTCAAGCCTGCGCTGGCTGTCATGCTCAGAAACCTTGATTTTGTGCCCTGTTTCTTTGTTGATCATAAGGACGATCGGGCACCTGTACTCGTGCTGGTGTGTTTCGAGGTAGGCACGTTCCTTTTCGTCATACTCAGGGACAGGTGGTCTGCGCCTGGTAATCAGGCTTGCATTGTACTTTTCCTCGAATTTAGGGTCCTTCTTGTCGTCCGCGTACCTTGCCATGTTGTGTTCCTCCGTTCATTCTGTGATATAAAGGGAAGCAGGCCCAGGACCCAGGCTTTACGCCTGATGGGTTCGATCCTGGTGCCTGCAAAACTTACTTAATTGGTTTATCCAGCGACCCTCGCGGCTCTTGCAGCCTGCAGCAGCACTGCGCCGTACAGGATGGAAATGTCAAACACGACCTGCTTGTACTGCCTGATGATCTCAGCTTCCAGCACCAGGCCGGTCTGAGGATCGGCCATGCTCGAAATCTGAGCGCCAGCATTGCGCAGTGTAGCGTTAGCCGTGGGGGCGGATGCAAACGCAAACGCCATGCGGTTAAACGCCAGGTTGCACACGTGCGTTGACTTGATTGTGATTGCCTCGTCTCCGGAAGTCGCAACCTTGAGACCTGGGGCAATGACGCAGTCGCCGGTGTTTCCGCTGGTGATCGTGACGTCCTCGTCAACCACATAGGTCTGTGTGTCGCCCGCAATGGTGATGATGTCACCCTCAAGCAGCGCCAGGTTGCCACCTACAGCCTTAAGCTTGATGGTTGTTTCCCCCACAGGCTCAACCGTGGCGCTGTTGATTGTAGCCGCGCCCGAATCGGTTCCCGCAGTGTGAGACGAGACCGCGTTATCCTCATACAGGTTAAACCCGTATTTGCGGCCCATCTGGCCCTCAAGCTTGACTTTATTTTCGCCGGTCTGGCTTGCGTCAGCAAAGCTTTTGAGGTTGAGCACTTCCTCGGCTGCATCATTATCCAGGACACAAGCGCGATCAAAGTTCGGGCACTTCTGCGCATTCAGCGCCTTCCTTGCGCTGGTCAGTGCGCGGGCGTTTGTCTGGAACGGGGTCGTTCCTGCTGTGCCTGCGTAACCATAGATGCCAACGTACAGACTGAGGATGTACTCGTTCACATCGTCTGCCAGGGCAGCCACAGACTCGGCCATCTGGCCAGGGATGAAATCCTTGTCGGCTGCAATCTGTGTCATTTCCTGATCGGTCAGCCCGAAATAAGTGTTTCTCCACTTGTTCAAAGTCAGGGAAACACTGGATATGGTCTTGTTCCCCGAACTTGGGCCATACACGGCCGGGGAAACATTACCAACAGTCTGGGAGGCGGAAAGCGGGATAGTTACAACATTCCCTTTCTGCTTCGCCTCTTTTTCATAGCCGCGAAAAACCAGGTTCGGCATAACACACTGGTTGCGCAGCACGGCCAGGGTGCGGGCCAGGATTTTCGGAATCAGTGGGGTTAGTGTATTGGATATAGCCATTGTTTGAACTCCTCTCTTGATTTACGCCGCTTAGTACAGCAGCACGCGGAATGAAACCGCTATGTCATCGCCCGCATTTGCCGAAAGCGCTTCCCAGTGGATGTATTCCAGGGCTTCAAGCGGAATATTCAGGGGGATGTGATCAGCACCGTCATCCAGGCAGTAAACGCCCAGCAGGTTATTTGCTGCGCCGTCCTTCTTGCTGAACAGATACACTACATAGGGGCCTGTTCCGCTGCAGCTGACGTTTGCATCAATCAGGACCGCCGTGTCCCCGGACGGGACAAAGAACTTGCCGTTCCCGGAACTGCCGTAGCCTATAGGTATTTTGAGATAGGTTGAAGT